GATAATATAGTCAATGTGGCATCAGAATAAATCGCACCATCTGGAGTTGCAGGTTTGATTTTACCTGGTTCTGTTTGTACACCACGACTTGTTGAACCTGGCATACGATCAGAATTTTCATTTAACAGACTTGCATATTGTGTGTGATTCTCTGGAAATCCAAGACCTTTGATCCAATCATGGACTTCTCTATAGTTTCGATATTCTTCATCAATTAAAAATGTTATTGTTAAATCTTCATAAGTCATATCAGAACCAGCTAATGTAATATTTTGTAATGGTGTTGGTTGTGATAGTTCTGTTAATGATACACTAGGAATGTTTGCCTGTGTTGTAAAGAATTGTACTTCTGGTAGTTTCTGTATGGAAAATCGAAACTGAGTTGGTGAGGCAAAGTCTAGTTCTCTGCCAGTCGGTTGTCTAAGTACTGCGTTTGTATCTGTCATACTAGTATTTATACGCTAAAAAAAAGGGGTCCCCGAAAGGACCCCTTCTGGTGTGGTTTGTGGTAAATTATTACCAACAACCTAAAGTGATTACATTAAGTTAGTTACCTGAACTCGTCTGTAATAGATGTTGGCGTTGTTTGTACCAGTTGTATCGTTAGCAGCTGCGATTTGAGCTGATGACTCTGCAAATGGGTTTCTTACCATACCGTATCTTGTCTTAAAGCCAATCTTCGGTTGGAAAGTGTTTTCACCAACTGCACGTACCATTTGTAATGGAACATATGGGCAGTAGAACATACCAGCATCGTAAGGTGAAGTACCTTTGTAACCGATTACGTAGTATTGTTTAGCAGCACCGTTTGCGGCATATGGGTCAATATATACTTTATATCTTCCGTTTAATGTACCAGCAAATGTGTTACCTGTGTCATCTACACTTAGATTGTTGTTTAAAGCAGGTGTATAATCTAGTACACCAGCCATGTTTAAAGCAGAAGCAACGTCTGATGAAGTGATAATCACATTACCTCTTCCTCTACGTGTCTGTTGTGCAATAACGTTCGCATCTCTTTCGAGTTGGAACATTAAGCCTTTAAACTTCTCAACTGACCATCTACCGTTAGAATCTGTGTCTAAGTCAAAGATTCCTGCGTTAGTTGTGTTCACTTGAGCACCTGGCTTTGCCTTTTGATAGATTGTTCTTACGACTTCTCTGTTAATCTCAGCAAGAATTTCAGCAGATAGAATGTTTGATAATTCTGTTTCTGCATCTAAACCATGGATTGCTTTTAAGTCTTGAGCAAGTTCCATTGTGTATTCTGCTTTTAAAGCACGTGACTTTGCAGTTACGGTTGCTTTTTCGATTGAGAAAGCCATCTCAGCAAATGCGTTACCAGCAGCGTCGCCTAAAGCTTCACCTTCTGCTGTTGTATGACCTTGACCTCTAGTGTAAGTACCAGCAGATGAATCGTTTAGTACTGCAGGGTTTGTTCCAGAGTGTGCGTCACCTGATCCAGTTAGTGCTGAACCAGCTGCATTTCTTGCTGAAAAGTCTGTGTCTGCCTCGTTAAATAACGCTTCTGTACCAGACTGTGATGCATATCTGCTCTTCATTGCGAAGATTAAACCTGTTGGGCCAGTCATTGGCTGAACACCACAGATGTCGTATGCAATTAAGTTAGGCATAGAACGTCTAACGAGAGAAATTAGAATTGGATCCCAATTCGCAATAGCTGAACCTGTTGAGTTTGTAGGTGCAGCTTCACCAAGAAACGCTTTGTCTTCTTTTAAAGCTTTCTCTTGGTTTTCGAGGATGACAGTTGTTACAGCTCTTCTGTAAGCATCTTTGATCTCAGGAAGATCGGCGTGCTCAAGAACTGGTTGCCACTTCTCTTGTAATGTTTCAGATAAAAACATTTGTTCTCTCCTTATTTTCTTTCGTTATAATATTTATTAAAACTCATACTTTTAGTATAGTTTCTTTGCTTTTGTTCTTGAGATAGCGGCTGAATATGCTGACATTGATTCAGACATATCAATCTGTCCGCCCTCGGCGTCATTAGTTTCAGTAACGTTGTTTGATGATACTTTTTCTTTTACGAAATAAGATTCTTTAATAGTTTCTAATTTCTCTTTGTAAGAATCAGCATCTTCATAATCGATACTTTCTACCAAACCCTTGAACTTCTCCTTCTCAGAATCAGCTAGTGAATCTGAAACGGATTCAAAGATAGATGCTTTAGTTTGCTCACCTACTTCTTTATTCAGTTCAACAATTTTTGAAGTTGCTTCATTTAACTTTCCTTTGAGTTCGTCAATCTCAGTTGCCTGTGATTCTAGTACGTTGTACTTCTCATCTGGAATATCAATGTAGTGATCTTCGAATAATTGTTTTAGACCTGTGATAAAGTCTTCAGCGATTTCACCTTTAACACCCTTTTCAATAGCTAGTTCGTTTTCTTTCATCCACTCCTCAACTACGTAGTTAAGGTAAGAATCTACTTTTTCTGTTAATTCAGATTTTGCAGTTTCTTTAGCTTCTTCTAAATTCTTAGCATATTCTTCTTCTAGTCTGTCGATCTCTGCACCAACTTTTGATTTGATAGCAGCTTCGAAGATAGTAGCAGCTTTTGCTTTGAATTCCTCAGAAAGATTGTCTTCGCCATTGATTAAAGCATCAACATCTTCTTTGACGTTAATCTCTTTAATTTTATCAGCTTCCTTTGGATTTTCTGCGAGTTCCTCGCCATCGTGTTCGACTTGGTCGCCAGCGGCAATAGATTCTTTAGGTGGTTTAATACTTGAAGAACCTTGAGAAACAGGAGCAGAATCACCTTTGTCAGCTTTAGCATTTACTTGATCCTTCGTAGGCTTCACATCTTTAGCGTAATCTTTCTTAGGTGCGTCTGGTGTAACCACCGCATCACCTGTATCAGTTACATCTTTAGATGCTTTTGCGACATGTGAAGGTTCAGGAGCAACTGCCTTTTTTGTAGGCTCATTAGCAGCGGCTTCAGCAACTTCTTGTGTTGCGATCGCTTCTAACTCGTCTAAGTTTTGTTCTACGTCTGACATTTAACTCTCTCCTTATTAATTCGAATTAATAATATAATATTTATGTTTTCTACAATTTTGAAAGAAAGGATTTGAACACAGCAGCTTTCTTTTCTGCGAGTTCAATGCGCCTTGCTCTCTCAATTGTATTTCTCATTTCGTGTATATCGACTTCTCGTATTACACCATTGTCCCATACCCACTCTTTACCTTCCATAATACCTTCTACGAAAGCATCTGGAGCAGATGGATCTGCGACAATGTCGGCAGCGGTTGCCAAGTAAAAATCACTTTTTACGTAGTTTGAACCGCCTTTATTCTCCAGCGACCCCATGCCTCTGGAAGAAACTCCTAGTTTTGCACCCTCGTCTATTAAATTTTTCACTATTTTTCCATAAGGGGTGTCCATAATCTTTGCTTCACCAATGAAGTTTTTACCTTCTGGTGTTAAACTTGTAATCATATGCGATACACGTTCTAAGTTGACAGTAGGTCCGTCAGGATGACCTAGTTCGCCAAAAGCACGTTTTGCCTCTACGAACTCTTTATTATAACGATTAACCTCTTTGTTTAAGGTTTCCATAGGATAGATGCGACCGTTTCGATTCTTCATATCGGCCTGCATAAAGATACCACGTATCTTGTAATTCTTTTTTCCGTTATCTGCTTCTTCTACAATGTATTCAGCAGATGATACTTCTTCCGTAATGAGTTTCATTGTCATTTTTTTTCTCTACTATTATTTATAAGTTTTTAGTGTTTAAAACTATACATTGTACGCAATTTTTGTTGCCCATGCAGCCGCATGAGTTAACGTATCTGTTGGTTCTTTTTCGATAAGAACAGTAGCATTTGCAGGAACGTATAGTGTTCCGTATGTTACATTGCCAGCTGCGTTCTTATGTGTCACTGCACCACCAGATGTTGCAGTTAATGAAACCATAGTTGCGTTACTGATATTATTAGCATTTGGATTTTCCACTGCACTACTAAGTATCTTTATTCTTGCCATTCTTCTCTCCTATTGTGACAAAATGTCATCTATAATTTTTTCTAATTGACGTTTCGCAGGAGACTTATCGATTACTTGCATCAACTTAGGCACGTCAACATCACCTCTACGATTGGTCGCAAAGTCCATGACTTTATCAACTTCTTTTCTTAGACGTGGTGCTAAACGTTTATAAGATTGTATCTTCTTATAATCGTCTTTACGCTCCAGTATCTGATTGTTCAGGTGACTGAACGCTATCGACATTCTCTGCCTCTCCTACTTCGTCTGATCTTACGAATGTTTTCGCAAGGTCTTTTCTTCTATCATCTAATGCAGCTCCAACTTTATCAGTTAACGCAGCTTTTAGATTTGTTTCTGCTTCAAGATTATCATCTTGGTCTAACGCATCAATCATATTCTTTACATGTTCACTCATCATTTACTCCTTAATAACCATTTTGTGCATCATCATTATATGGATCTTTGATAATGCCTTGATCAATTTCTTGTTTGATTTTTTCTCTTTGTTCTTCTACTTCTCTTTCTGTCATACGAAGTATATTTTTAAGAACATAGTCCATTGAAAATACTTTACCAACCATTTGATTGTTAAACAACTCTTGTGCTTGTTGTAAACGTGATTGACGAATCTCTTGTTCTTTCATCTCAGAAAAATATCCATCTTGGATAAAATCATACTTGATGTAATCACAGATACTACCCCAATCATCCTCACTCACAATACCTTTGAGTATTACTTGTGTTCGTAACATATCAGAAAAGAGATGAACAAATTTCTTTCTTAATCTCTGAATGTATTTGGTAAACTTTAATTCATCACGTGAAATCTCTGTTGATTTACCTAACTGTAATCCACCAGAACCTTCACTATCTAAACGTGAGAAAGGTACGTTTAGTGATTGATATAATTTCTTTTGAAAATATCGAATGTCATCAATCTCACCTAGATTAGAACCACCAGGTAGAGTTGTAATATCAGTTCCTCGACCACCTTCTCTTGTCGGTAACCAGAAATCTTCTAACATAGACATATAGTTTCGATCATCTCTAATCTCACCAGTAGATGCATCATAGACAAGTTTATTTCTATATCTGTTCATCACATCTTTGAGATATTGTTCTGCTTTAATCTTTGGTAGATTACCAACATCAATCTTAAAGATTCTTCTTTCTGGTGCTCTTGAGATACGATAGATAACTAAACTATCTTCAATCATTCGTAATTGATTCACAGGTTTGATTGCCTTGTGTAAGTGTGACATGACAATATTTTTCTGTTGATCAACAAGACCTGAAGGACAATATGCAATTGCATCTGGATGTATTCGAACACCACCTGTATTCATTGCACCACCTACACCCTTTTCATTATAGACATAGTATTCTTCAAACTTAATAGGATCTGGTGCATCACCAGGTAACTTTGCAGGTCCGTCTTTCTTTTTTAATTCTCTAATCTTTTTGATTTTACGAGGATCAATGTATCGTAATTCTTTGATACCATCTCTAGGATTCTTTGGGTCGATCACTTTATGATAATACATACGACCATCAACATACCAACGTCTGAATATATCATGACCTTTTTCTTCAAATTCTAAGATGCGTAGAACTTCATCAAATTCATTTGCAATCTTTCTTTTTAAATCTGGAGAAAACTTTTTGATACGTTCTAAGTTTAATCGAACAGGAGGTTCTATTTCGTCTGATACGATTGCCTCGTTGACGATATCTTCAACAGCCTGATCACACTCAGGTTGTATTGCGACTTCTCTATATCGTCTAATTAAATCTGCTTCATCTTTGATCTTACCTTCAATATCAAGGTAATGACCAATTTGTCCACCACCACCAATGACAGTTTGTGATCCGTCATCGACGGAGGGCAACGTAAAGTCTTGTGATGTCGCCCTCTCGTCCTTTTTTCGGGTAATAGAAAATCCAAATAATTCTGCCATACTATTATTTATACCCTTTTTTCAACCACTATTTTAAGTAGTTGTGTTAGATTCCCAATACTGATATCTCCAAGTACAGGTAAATGTTTCTAACGCAGTCGCAGCTTCGTATGTTAAATCGATAGGTGCCACAATCGTTGGAAACATTCCTCTAAATGTGTAAGACTTAATTGTATTACCATTTCTGTCTAGGTGATCAACAAAGGCGTCAACTTGATAATCAGTTGGATTGACAAGACCTTCATTATCAGACATATTGTTAATACCGTTAGTCCATCTCTCAATCGCATTTCGGATTAAGAAATCAGTATCATTGATTATTGTTGTTTCCCATGTTTCAAATGTTCGATCGCCAGCAATATAGAGATTTCTACCTCTAAATGGCACAGCAATTTCTTCGACAGTTGTACCAGGAAGTGTTGTTGCATTACATAAGAATGCCATACTTTCTGTTTCACCGCCTACAGCTGAATAGCCAGGGAAAGGCATTGTTACTTTGAACTGATTAGCTCTTGCACCGCCGCCTTTAAGTTTAGATACAAAATCTGAAATGTTTGCCATGATTATGCTCCTACGACTTCACTGAACGCAACGCCAGTTCTTGTTGCAACAAAGTTAAGTTTGATAAAGTTGATACTTCTTGCAGGTTTTACAAAGATGTCTGCAACAAATTCATTTCTATCAATAACTTCGCCTGTGTTATTAGTTTCATCAGCTACCACAGCAAAATCTGTGATACCTCTACGACCTTGTACATCTCTTAGGAAAGGTTCTACTAGATTTCTAAATTGTGCTCTTGTGAACTCATCGTTGAACTCAAAGAGTTGAAATTTAGATGCAGTAGATACTGCCTTTTCTAAAGTG